AAAAGTTACAGCAGGTTCACAATTAGACGCCTATGTAAAAGGAAGATTAGGACTCGTTATTGACGCAACAGGTCGTGATAAAACTGTTATCAATAGACAATATTCTATGTTAAAAGCAATAGGTTATGATTGTTATATGATCTTTGTAAACACAAGTTTAGATGTGGCTTTAATGAGAAATGAATTAAGACCTAGATCAATACCAGAATATATTGTAAAGAATAGTTGGAACAAAGTACAATCTAATATAGGTTCTTTTCAACAAATATTCAGACCAAGTAATATACTAATTGTTGATAACAATAGATCAGAAAAAGAATTAGTAACCAATACTATTCAAACTGCTTCAAAATATATTAGAAGACAAATTAACAGGCAGCCAGATAATTATCTAGCAAAACAATGGATAGCAAGAGAACTAGCAGCTAAGAAAAGAATATGATTAAAAAATTTAAAGATTATTTAATTAAAGAAAGTATCATAGATATACCTAGAAGAACATATGCTCCTGGTGTATTTGATAAGGCTGATAGTAAAGACCCTATAATAAAACCTAGTGTCAAAAAACAAATACAAGATCAGATTAAAGAATTTGAAAAAGAATATCCTGTTATTAAGATAGCATTAATAGGATCAATACTAACAAAGAGATATAGAAATGACGCTGATCTTGACATTAATGTATTGTTTGATGTACCAAAAGAAAAACAAGAACAAGAAAGAGTTGATCTTTCTCAAAAGTATTTGTCAGCAAAGAACCCAAAAAATATTCAAGGTAAGTTAATACCTGGTACACAACACCCTATCAACTATTATTTTTTAACTGATCAATCAACTTATGATGATCAAAATAAAAAAGCAGACGCAGTGTTTGATATAGAAAACGATAAGTTTATTAAAAGACCAGACGACTTTACTTTTGATACAAACTTATATGTAAAAGAATTTGAAAGAAAAGTACAAGAGTTAGATGTAATTAAAGGTGAATTAAAAAGAGATATAATAGATTACAATGAATTAGTTGAATTACAACCAGATGATATCTTAAACTTACAAGACAAAATTAATACAAAGTTAGAAGAAATAGAAGATAGTATTTCAGATGTAATAAAGATAGGTGATGGTGTTGACGCAGAAAGAAGATCAGCATTTAATAGTGATATGACACCAGACCAAATAAGAAAGTATGGTATTAAAAATAGATTACCTAAAAATGTTATCTATAAAATGTTAGAGAAATACCACTATTTAAAATTCTATAAAAAATGTAAACAAATTTTAGATGATGGTAAAGTTACAGATGATGAGATAAAAAGTTTGACTAACGAACAAATAGATGAAATGAATTTAGAATCCATCGCTTCAGCATGGACAGATTTAATTAGAAGAACAATTAAAGCACCTCAAATGAAAAGAGGTGTACAACTATATTTAAAATATTTAAGACAAGGTATGAAAGACGCTAAGAACAAGGCGGCTCAACATGCTGGTATAGACTATAACGAATTTGGTAAGGCAGTTAGAGACGCTGGTTTACCTGAAGAAGTAAACGAAGAAATAAGAAGACCAAGAAAATCAGTTGCATTTACTTTTGGTAGATTTAATCCACCAACTATAGGACATGAAAAACTTATTAAAAAAGTTAAGTCAGTAAGAGCAAATGATCACAAAATTTATTTGAGTAGAAGTGAAGACAGTAAGAAAAATCCATTATCGCCAAGTCAAAAACTAGCGTATATGAAAAAGATGTTTCCTTCTCACGCAAGAAATATAGAGATTAATAAAACTAATATGATATTAGATATAGCTACTACTTTACATAATAAAGGTTATACAGAGGTGTTTATGGTAGTAGGCAGTGACAGAGTAAGTGAATTTACAACCATATTAAACAAATACAATGATGTAAAATCAAGACATGGTTATTATAACTTTGACAACATCAATGTGTTATCAGCAGGTGAACGAGATCCAGACGCAGAGGGAGCTTCAGGTATGAGTGCAAGTAAGATGAGAGCTGCAGCTGCCAAAGACGATATAGGTTCTTTTAAGAGAGGTTTACCTAGTGGTGTAAACGCTGCTGATCTAATGAAAGATGTTAGAAAAGGTATGAGATTAGAAAATTTAGTTGATCAACCATCTACAAAAATGTTAACTATGGAACAATTTGATCAACAACAAATAAGAGACTTATATTTGAGAGATATGATATTTAATATCGGAGAAAAGGTAGACTATACCAAACAAGATATAAAAGGAACAGTTAAAAGAAAAGGTACAAACTATATTGTACTAGAAGATAACAATAATAATTTACACAAAGCCTGGATATGGGATTGTATACCAATCGCCAGTGATAAAGAGGTTGCAATTAGAGAACATAATTTAAATGTAGACTATGGCTTTAAGGCTGTATCTGAAAAGAAATATAATAAGATATTTGCCGACTTAAAGAAAGAAATTACGATGAAATTAGAGAAAGAAGCACATGAAATAGGCGCCGATTACGCCAATCATACTAAAGAAGTAACACCTGGTGAGGCTCCAGAAGCTAAACCAGTTGACGCAAAAAAGAGAGGGTGGCCTACACAAGGTTACAAAGAGATCAAGACAGAGGAAATATCTGAAAAAGATGTAAATAATTGGGCAAGTGAAGCAGATACAATAGATAAATATAAACAAAGATTTAAGGAGGAGTGGAAAATCAAGTTAGATGAGGCTGTGGCCAAAATGATCAGAGACTTGTAATACACCGTACTATGACAAAATATAGAAAAACAATGGCAGAGGCCTGGAACGAGGCAAATTTAATAGAGAGTGGTCTAATGGGAACTATGACCGATACTCAATTAGCAAACATTAAAAAAGTGTGGGCTAAAAAGACTATGAAAGACGTAACACCAAGTGTAAAAAATATGCTTGATAAAATGGATATGCCAACTAAAGTTGCAGTTAAACATGCTGGTATTAATATTCTTTCTAAAATAGTATTAAAAGATGAGGTAGATATGTCAGTTGATGTTTCAGAAACATACACTGTAGTTATCACTAAAAAAGATGGTTCAAAAATGGAACTAGGCAAGTATAATACTCCTGCTGAGGCACAAAAATATGTTGACATGTATGGTAAAGGTGCTAAGGTTAAAAAAGAAGAACTTCAAGGCCAAAAAGAAAAGAATAAAGACGAACTAGAAGAAGGCAAAATGTCAGACATTGACGCCATGAAAAAAGATGGTGCCTCCGCTAAAGACATTGCTAAAGCATTAAAGATTTCAGTAGCAACAGTTAAAGACATACTAGGCGAAGACGAACAACAAAACAAAGAAGATTTAGAAGAGTCTTTTAGTCCTGCTATGTTAGCAAAATTAAAAACAGAATTTGGTCCTTTAAAAGGTAAAACTATTACAGCTGCTAGAGCAAAACAGTTGATGAATATTTTAGATAAATTAAAAGATAAAGATTTAGAAACTTTAAAAGGTGCAGGTATACCTTTTGTTTCTGGTGGTGCAATGTCTAAACTTTCAGTAAGAAAAATGAAATTCAAAGTAACTACAATTAATCCTTTCAAAGAAGAAACAACGGAAGAATCTTATACAGTAAAATACGTAGACCCTTTAAATAAGAAAAACTTACGTATGAAACATGCTGATGAAAAAGACGCTCAAGATATGATGGATAGATTAAAAAAAGCAGGCGTTAAAGATATTAAAATTGTAAAAGAAGATTTAGACGAGGCTTCATTTGAAGAAGCATGTTGGGTAGGATATAAACAAGTAGGTATGAAAAACAAAGGTGGTAAACAAGTACCTAATTGTGTACCTGAAGAAAACGATTTAGAGGAAGAAGTATTAGATGAAATGGCTGCTTTAAGAAAAAAAGCAGATAAGTCCGGTATCTCATTTAGTATTCTAAAAAAAGTATTTGATAGAGGCATGGCTGCTTGGAAAGGTGGTCACAGACCAGGTGCAAGTCAGCACCAATGGGCTTATGCTAGAGTAAATTCATTTATCACAAAAGGTAGTGGTACATGGGGTGGTGCAGATAAAGATTTAGCTAAACAAGCAAGAGGTCAAAAAGAAGACCTTGACGCAGTGCCACAAGATAGAGACGTTAAGAAAAAAGATGGTACTCAACCTAAAAAATACTATAAAGGTTTAAGTAAAGATGTTAAAGGCGCAAGAGCTTCACACTTTAAGAACAATGATTCTAACAAAGAGGCACCAGGAGATAAAGACGCAAAAACTAAACCATCTATTCACACACAAAAATATAAAAAAATGTATGGCGAGGGTGCAAGAGAATTAGTATTAAAATTCTTAAAACAAAAAATGCAAACTTCCAAGGAGGAAAAATAATGAGTTATTTAAAAAATAAGCCAAACTCTTTAGAAGATATGGCAAAACAAATGCAGATACACACTAATGAATCTGATTACCAAGATAAATTTAAAAAAGAATTAGACAAAGCCGGCAAAGGTATAGGTTCTATGACACCAAAAGAAAAAAAAGATTTCTTTAATAAGATAGACAAAATGCATACGGCAAAAAAAGAAAACGTTAACGAAGAAGTTAATTGGACAGAAGCTGCTGAAGAACAAGAGAAAAGATCAGACGAAGCTAAGTATTATAAAGCTGAAGAAAAATCTGAAATTCCAGCAATTGATAAAGACAATAAACCTGGTGTTAAGATCGCTAAGATTAGAGCAATGAAAAGTGACGACAAAGAAAAGAAAGAGTCAGAGATTGATAAACTTAAAGATCAAAACACATTATTAAAACAAAAATTAGAAAACGAAAAACACAAGGCAGTTAAGCCAGCACCTAATAAAGATACAGGCGAAGTACCTTTATCTATTGGTATTGCTTACAAACATCTAAAAGATAAGATGAAAACTGAAGCTGCTAAGTATAAAAAAGAACAAAAAAAAGACGAAACTCAAACTAGAGATCAAGAAATGGCAGACCCTAAAGGTAAAACTGACACAGGTCAACCTAAAACTCCAGTTGAAATGAATCCAAAAATTAATCACTCGTTTTAAGGAGAATATAGATGGCGTGGGTAACAGTACCAGGTACTAGTAACATTTGGCAATATGAAAATACTGCTACAGCCTCTAATACATATTCAGACTCAGCCGCCGGTGCTAACTCAACTATATCAGGTGGTATTAGAACGTATACTAAACCAGGCACCAGCGATACTGTACAGACTTATATCAGATGTAGGAAAGCAGGAACAACTGTTGAAAGAGGAGAATTATCCAAAACCTACTATGATGGACAATAAGAATACCAGAATATATTGTGACATGGATGGTGTCCTTTGCGACTTTGTAAAGGGTGTTGAGAAACTACATGGTATAACTATTAATAACTGGTCATACGGAAGTAAAACTGAAAAGTGGTCTAAAGTAAAAGCAACGCCTAAATTTTGGCATACATTACCATGGCATACTGGTGGTAGACAACTCTGGTCTTTCATATCAAAGTACAAAGCACATATCTTATCAGCATACGTAGAAGAAAGTTTTGATCCTAATTGTATACCAGGCAAGACACATTGGGCAAGAACAAATTTAGGTATACCAGGTAACAGAATTAATCTCGTTAAACGAGTACAAAAACAAAATTACGCAAGGGTCATGGGCAGTCCTGCCATTCTAATAGATGACTATAAGAAAAATACAGATCAGTTTAAAGCAAGAGGTGGTATAGGCATACACCATACTACAGTAGGTAACACTTTAAGAGAGTTAAGATCGTTAGGTTTCTAACTTATTTCCGTTATAAATAGTGTTAGTTATAACAACAAAGTTAATTAATTAATTAAGGAGAAAAACAATGGCTTTATGGGGAAACGATATTAAACCCAAAAACTTAACCGAAGCTGAGAAGAAGGAAGTATACGCTACTGCTTCAGGCTGGGTTAGAGAAGCGGGTTCAATTCTTTCAGGTAATGATAACACGGCTGCTACACCAGAAGTTTTGGTTGCAGTTGGTCAACTTGCTACTAATATGGGTGCAGGTGATATCACTGAAATAGAATTTATTACGACAGCATTTGATAAATCTGCTGGCGGAACACTACAAGTAAGAGTAAGATTTAATGAAGACGTAACTGTAACAGGTACACCGACATTATCAGTAACAAATGGTAATCAAGGTTCTGGTTCAGGTAGAGGTCCTCACGTATTATCTTATGCTTCAGGATCAAACACTAATGAATTGGTATTCAGTTTAGTTGTAGGAGCTAATAATGCTGCTACTAACGCTGACGATGTACTAACAATTGGTACTAACGCAATGGCACTTAACGGTGGTACAGTAAAAGATAGAGGTACTAATACTAACTCTACTATTACTAACGCTTCATCAATAGGTACAGCGGCTGGTTCTTTAACAGTTGTAGCTTAATAAACAATTTTGAATAAACTAATATTATAATACTAGTAAAATAATAAGGAGAAACAACATGGCAACAGTTAGCAAAATAACTTTTGAAGGTGATACTGGAGATTTCAACAGAGCTCTTGGCGGTACAATAACTGCTCAAGTGGTAATGAGTGAAGACGTAACAGTATCAGGAACGCCTGTTCTTAATCTAACTAATGACAATGCTGGCGAAGGCGATAGCAGAGTACAGTGGTTAGAAATGTCAGCTCATAGCGGAAACGAAATGACTTTTTCATACACTCTAGAAGCAGATGATAAAAAATCTGGAGCAGTAGATGACAATATAACAATAGGAGCTAATGCATTAGCATTAAACGGTGGAACTATCAAAAACAGAGCAAGTGGTGATGACGCAACTATAACTCATTCAGCACAAGCTGGTTCAAGATTAGTTACTTGGATCACACCAACGTAATATTATATAAAATTTTATAGGGGTCCTAAAAAGCCCCTATATAATAATAACAATTGATGTAGTCAAATGGCTACAGTAGCATTCCCGAAAGGGTTTTAAAAGGAGAAAAAATGGCAGACAAAAAGGTAACACAATTAACTGATCTAGGCGACGCTCTAGATACAGCAGATTTATTTCATATAATAGATGACCCGAGTGGTACACCTATTAACAAAAAGATTTCAGCTGAAAATGTATTCAATAATATTCCAAGTTGGATTGCATTAAAACAAACAGCACAAACAATAACAGCAAGTGGATCAAGTCAAGCGGCTGATCTAACTTCAGCAGTGACTTTGATTGACGCTACATCGGCAACAGCACCAACAACACTAGCGGCTGCTTCAACAGATGGACAAATTAAAACAATTTTAAATGCGTCTACTGGTGGAACAAATGCAGTGACAATTACACCAGCAAACTTTAAACAAGGTACAACAGTTACGTTAAACGCTCCAGGTGAGTCAGTGACTTTGATTTACAAGTCTAGTTTCTGGTATGTACTTTCAGGTGAGGGTCACGTAGTAGCTTAATATATAATATAATAGGAGTATATAATGGTAATTGATGAAAAATTATTACTAGAGGAAAAAGAGAAGTTAACAAAAGAGTTTAATGATCTTGCCTCTA